GGATTGTGATTCCAGTTGTCGTGGGTTCGAGCCCCATCAGCCACCCCAAGAATTTCTTAAAAAACAGACGCTTATAGCGTCTGTTTTTTTTCGTCTGATGAAAATCAGAACCAAACATCAGACTTTAGAACGGCGCAACTCGGTAGCAGATGCCTTTTTGACTCTTCTTCTATCGTAATTTTTGCGGGTTGTGGCTGGGTTGCGTGAGCCGCAAAGTCATCAGCATCCAATGCCCGGTCATTCAGCTTGGTCGTGATCGCCGCACATGTTTACGTCTTGGAGCGCGAAGTACAGCGGATGCTCGGTGGCCGGTGCAGCTTCCAGGATAGTGAATACTCAATTATGGGTATGCTGTCCGTTGGTTTTTTTCGTCTACTTGTTCCTGGCGACACCCGCCATTTTTAAAAGGAGCGAGACATGGCCGAGATACAAATAAACAAGGCGCAATGGGACGAGGTGGACGCAGATACCCGTCAGAAGATTGTCGAGGGATTCAGAAAGGTGGGAGCGCTGAGAGCGGACGACAAAATAGTCGCCGCTGCTGATGTAGCCCCTTTCACTATCGACCAAAAACTTGCTGCCTTGCAAAAACCGCTAGGCGAGGGGTTCTTTCAGTTGCGGGATCCCTTCCGGGACGCAGCCTGTGATATTGCCGCGGCCGGGGCGCTAGCTTGGTGTACTGCAAATACGGCTGGGGTCGGCTATGCGGCCTGCGTTGCGGCGGCTGAGGCCGCGCGCAACGCTTGCAAGGGCTAAGAGCCGACCCATACTGCACAGGTGTCGCGGTGCAATGGGCGACGCCAATAGATGCGGTGTAGCGTCCAAACAGAACCCGTCGAGTGAAAACTGGCGGGTTTTTTTTGCGCATCGGTACTCAAATCAAGCTTCATGCCAGAGATGCCCATCCTCCAGCTTTGCTGCTCGGCTCAGGTACGGATAAAACGTCGTACCCCAAACAAGATAGAGCGGATTGACGTCCAACTCATCACGGATATACGACCGTACATGGGCTCAAGGTCGCTACCGAAAGGACCTAGTCCGAACTTCGGACTGCCGCTAGTCCGAATCCAGGACACATCGCTAGTCCAAAGTTCGGACACACAAAACACAACCTTCCAAAAGACAATCAACGGGCGCGGATTGTTGGGCATTCACGTGCACAAGAAAAGACTGCATTTCCCCAACGCACATTGAAAATCTGCTTGACCGTTGCGATTCACACATGCAGAATAGGGCCTGTGTTGATAAGTTCTATCAATGCGTCTAGAAAAAGCCCGCCAGCGAAAGCAGCGGGCTTTTTTGCGTTCCTACCGATCACATCGGCGCATTGCACGACCCCCTGGGCTCGTCACTAGACCTTGTCCATCCCGCCTCGCGTCGCCATTGGCAGCACGGCTCTCTGATCGGGGGCGCAAAGGCACAAACGCAATATGAACTCATACCGGAAGACAGGCCACTGAATGGCCTGCCGTCAGGAGACGGCTGCGCGCAGCATTCGCAGCTGTCTTTCCTTGGCGGACCCTTCGATGGAGGAATGTCTTGAAACTCTCGCAACGATCAAACGCGGGCGATACGAACAGCGGCAAGGATGCGCCAGCGCAAACCTACACCATCCCCGCTGCGCCGGTCGAAATCGACGGCTTCGGAAATTTGTCACTCGACCGAGCTCTACGGGCGCGGTCCTACCTGGAATCGATCACCCAGCAAGCGGAATAGGCGTTGCCAAGGAGTGGGCATGCGCCCATGAAAAGTGATCGGTATCGCAATCTGACTTACCTGGAACCATTCACATGAAAAATCTTGCCCTGCGTTATGTGCAGGACCTGTGCGTCGCGTTCAACGCAACGCCGGGTTTCACCGCCGTGGTGGAGTCCTCTCCCGCACGGGCCGTCGCGCTTGACGCGCCACAGGTCCTTCTGGTGCAACTTGGCGCGGAATCGATCGAAGGTGCGGCGCCGCCCAGGGTGACCCGGCTGCGGGAAATCCAGCTCATTGTCCATACCCGCGGCGACGACCATCTGGCGCTTGCCGAGCAGGTATTCGAACAAGCGCATCCCGTCGTCATGGCCTACGCCGATCCGAGCATCGTGATGGTCGCCGAGTTCGGGACTGACGATGCCAAGTACGCCAATGGCGATCTGCGCCGCCAGGTGGTGACGAAGCGGTATCGCATTACGTATCAGACGGATGAACACACGCTGGGCCGTCCGGCCTAAGAGAAATTTCCCATGACGTCGAAAGGCGTATAGGGAGTATCGGGAACACCTGCGGGCCGAGAGGCTCGCTTTTTTTTTACCGCGCCAAGTTGCGCACACGCTGTTAAGTCAGCATCAACTGCAACTCAATAGGTCCCGCAAGGGCCTGACCCTAGAGGAAAACAAATGGCTAAATCGACCCGGAAAACGCTTCTGCTGGCGAAAATTCAAACGGCGCCTGGCGCGGACCCGATTCCCACCGGTGCTGCCGATGCGATGCTGGTCCGTAACCTGACGCCGACGCCCCTGTCGGCGGAATTCGTCGATCGGGAACTGCTGCGCCCGTACATGGGAAACGCTGGCCAGATCGCTACGACGCAATACTCCCAACTTGAATTCGAAGTGGAGCTCGCTGGTGCGGGAGAGGCGGGCAAGTCGCCCGCATGGGGCGCATGCCTGCGTGCGTGCGGCTTCTCGGAAACTGTCGCCGAAGGCATTGATGTCCGATACGCGCCGGTCTCCCAGAACTTCGAGCAGATCGGCTTGCACTATTACCTGGATGGCCTGTTCCACAAGATTCTGGACGCTCGCGGCACCGTTTCCATCGACATGACGGCCAAGGGCATTCCCGTACTGAAGTTCCGCTTCATCGGCGCCTATCAGCCGATCAAGGATTCGGCGATGCCGGCCGACGTGAATTTCGACGCGTTCATGATCCCCAAGGCCGTCAATAAGCAGAACGTGCCCAGCTGGTCGTTGGGCGCGTACACGGGTTGCCTGCAGACGCTGTCGATCGATATGGCGAACGAACTGGTCTGGCGCGCGCTGATCAACTGCGAAGGCGCCGAAATCACCAACCGTAAGCCGACCGGCAAGATCTCCCTGGAGCTGCCGCCGATCGCGCAGCTGAACTGGCCGGCGATGGTGTTGTCCGGCCAGGGCGCGCCGCTGACGATTACCCACGGTATCGAGGCGGGCAACGTCGTCCAGCTCAACGTCAAGGACGCCCAACTGACGAACCCGGCCTACTCGGACCTGGACGGCGTCGCCATGCTGGACCTGGACATGAACGTGAACCCCGGCCAAACCGGCAACGACGAGTTGGAAATCGTGGTGCGTTGAGCGTCAGCTTGCGGCAACCGTTCAATCTTTACCTGTGGCGCCCGGAATTTTCCGGGCGCTTTGCTTTCTGGAGATCCCAATAATGGCTTTCATCGCAGCCAAGCGCCCCGTCGCGGCAACCAAAATCGACCTGACCGCCAATGACCAACATGGCAATGCCATCAATATCGAGTTTGTGGCCCAGTACCGCCGGCACATGCCCGATGACCTAGCCGACCTGAAGGATGGTATGGCGAATTCGGTGCGCGTCCAACAAGGGCTGGAACTGGTCGAGCGACCCGATGGTTCGCCGGTTCCGCCGTATGCATACACGAGCGATATGGCGTTCATCAAGGACAAGCTTGTCGGCTGGCTGGGCGTGAAGGACGGCGGCGGCGACGCCATCCCTTATTCGGAGCAGGCGCTGGAGAATGTGTTGTCCGATTGGCCGGAGTTGATCGGGCCGTTGTTCAAAGGGTTTTTCAGTGCCCATGAAGGTGCCCGGCAAAAAAACTGATTGAGGCGGCGCGCTACTGGGCTGGCGGCGCGCAGGCTTCGAAAGACGATTTCGACCTCGACGAGCAAGTGGTCGAGGCCCTGCGCGCGGCGGGAGCGCCGCCAGAGATTACTGCGTCAGCGTCAAAGCCGGGCGATACGGATGGCGATCACTTCGAAGTGTGGCCGGAGAACTGGGATGCACTCTCGGTCTTTCTGGCCTTGGGCAATGTGTGGTCATGGGTGACGCCCGGTATGGGGGAGCCTGTACGCGTCGGGATTCCCGCGACAGAGATCAAAGCGACTTTTTGGTTCACTGGAATCAAGAAGTGCGAGCGGCAGCGGATTTTTCAAGACATACGAGCCATGGAGCGGGCCGCGCTCGATGTGTTTTCGGCGAGAGCCTAAGCGACGAGAGTGGAGTAAGGAATGGCTGACAAGAACCTGGGGGTTCAATCAACGGGCGATGCGTCCGAACGGGTGCGTGCCTATGGCACGGGCGAAGCCGCCGCCGCCAAATATGCGGCGGCATCGGCGGGGGCAATGGAGGTGGCGGGGGCGGCCGCGGGCAAGGCGGAGGCCGCGAGCCTCGCGGCCGCCAGCGCCAGCCAGGCGTTGGGCCAAGCGGCTGCAGAAGGCGCGGCAAGCATGCTGGCGGCCAATCGCGTGGCTGTTGAGCGCGCCGGCGCCCTCATGGGGCTGGCCGCGGCGGCCAGGGATGCCGCCGCGGCGGAGCGTGAACTTTCGGCCGCGGCTGGCGCGTCTCGGAGTCCTCCACCGCAGGATCGGGGTACGGCTCAGACCCGCGCGGTTCAGCCTGCAGAGCCGAGCACCGATCTATTGCAGCGTGCGAGCCAGGTCAAGGATACGCTTGACCTGACGATTCCGGCGGCAAGGACGGTGGGCGCCATTTTTGGGAGTTGGGCATTGCCGCTGTCCGGGGCGGCGGCAGGCGTTGGGGCGCTTAGCGCCGCCTACATGGGCGGGGCGGAAGAATCGCGGGAGTATGCGCGCACGCTGATCAAGACGGGCGATGCGGCGGGCTTGAGCGCCGAGCAGATGCAGGACATGGCGCGCCGCATCAGTAGCTTGGCGGGAACGCAAAGCCAGGCTGCGCAGGCCATCAACCTGCTTGCGCTGAACACCGCGGTCAGCTCGGACGGCATGGAGCGTGCGGCCCGGACCGCGGTGGTCTGGAACCAGGCGACCGGAACGGCGATCGCCGAGACGGTAGGAGCCTTCGGAGAAATCGCGAATGCGCCGCTGGCGGCCACGGTGAAACTCAACGAAGGTATGAACTTCCTGACCGCCAGCACCTACGAACAGATCCGGTCGTTGGTGGAACAGGGCAGGGTTGCGCAAGCCGCCGACATCGCACAGCAGGCGTACGCAGACGCGCTGATGGACCGCGCGCCAAAGCTGGAGCAGCAGTTGGGGGGGCTTGAACGCGCATGGAAAAGCATCAAGTCCACAGCCATGGGTGCTTGGGACGCCATGGCCAATTTGGGGCGCGACCAGACTCTGGAAGAGAAGATCCACACTCACGCGGCGGTCGTTCAGAACCTGGAAAACAAGTACCAAGCTTCTCTGACGCGGAACCGAGCGTCTGGAAATCTTTCCGCCAAGCTTGCCATGGCTCAAGATCTGCAAGCCGACCTTGAGAAACAGTACTACGCAACGCTTGCGGTGAAGTCCGAAGGCGCGGCCCGTAAGCAAGAGACGGATCAAGTCACCGCGCGCAACACTTACCTGTCGGCGAATAGCCGGATGACGGATGGCCAACAACGCATCAACGCAATCCAAGCGGAGAATGCCGAATTCCGTAAGGCGGTAGGGGACCTGGAAGAGGGAACGAAAGAGTACCAGGAGGTATATGCGGCGCATGAAACAGCACTCGCCCGCATCAACGCGAGATTCGATAGTCAAAGGAATGCCCCGAAGGGAACGCCGCGGCTACCTCCTCTGCCGTCGCGCTCGACCCTCGCTCCTGTCGAGGGATCTTCTGGCACGTCTAATACCAAGCTCGAACCGCCCAGCGCTTTGGACGAGGCGAACTTGGCCATGTCTGACTTTGCGAAAGCCCGCAGTTCGCAAGCTGAGTCGCAGCTGATCGGCATCGGACTGACCGCGAATCAGCGCGCGGCACAAACCTCCCGTGCTCAGGTAGTGGATCGCTTTCAGCAGATCCGCAGCAGCTTTACAGCACGGACCATGCGCGAAGGGGGAGGGCTTGAAGCCCTGAATTCGACGGCCTATGCCGAGGGGATGGCTGCGATCGGCCTGGGGGGCGAACAGCAACTTGCCGACGAGGATGCACAGACCCAGAGGCGAATTGGCATGCAACAGGACTGGACGGTGGGCGCCAAGCAGGCCTACGGCGAGTGGGCGGAAAGCACCGGCAACCTCATGGAGCAAACCAAGGGCGTGGTGTCCTCAGCTTTTACGGGCATGACCAATATGGTCACGCAGTTTGTGATGACCGGCAAAGCCAGCTTTAGCGATTTTGCTCGGAGCATTCTTGCTGATATGGCGCAGATCGCGGTCAAACAGGCCGTTCTGCGGGTAGTGACATCCGCCGTGGGGTTGTTTGCCAACGCCAAAGGCGGAGTCTATTCGTCCCGCAGCTTGTCCGCCTACTCCAACGGCGTCTACGACAGCCCGCAGTTCTTCGAATTCGCAAAGGGGGCAGGGGTTTTCGGCGAAGCCGGGGCCGAAGCCATCATGCCTTTGAAACGTGGTCCCGACGGCAGTCTGGGCGTCAGGGCCGACGTTCCCCAATGGGCGCCGCAACCGACGACTACGGCGGGCGCGTCCGAAGTCAACGTCATTACGTCCATTCAGGTCATGGGCGACGGCAATGTGAACGAGACGAAGGACACCGGCAACAACGATTCCGCCCGGATGCTGGGCGACATGATCTCTAGCCAGACCAAGGCAATCATCGCCCGGGAGCTACGTCCGGGCGGGCTGATCTACAACTTCGGAAATAGGGGGTAGCAATGGAAACGTTCAATTGGAGCTACCGGAAGAATCCGCGTGGGCAGATCACGCACCGGACGCTGAAAGCGCAATTCGGCGATGGCTATGCGCAAGAGGCCGAAGACGGCATCAATTCGCGCGTGGAGTCATGGCCGCTTGAATTCTTCGGCCGCGAAGACGAGGTTCGACCCATCAAGGAATTCCTGGACAGGCACAAGGGCTGGAAGCGGTTCTATTGGACGCCGCCGCTGAGCGCGCGTGGAACGTTCAAGACAGCGGGCGAGTACCAGGTCGTGCCGCTAGGGGGCGGATGGTTCACGCTGTCCGTCGTGTTCGAGAGTCGGCCGTAACGGAAAGAAGGGGCTTGGAGTATGGGAATTATCACTGACATCAGCCGCGTGGCGCCAAGTACGGCAGGAGACGTCGACGGTGTGGTGCTGTTTACTGGCGGACAGATCATTCAGAACCTGACGGTGTCGTCCGCGCTGCAAGACGTTGCCTTCAGCGTTGGCCTGAAACGTGGCACCGTCGTCTATTCATTGGTCAAGAAGCAGACGTTACGGGGCAACTCTTCCCTGCGCTTGCG